CCGAAGAGCGAGCGCACTCTAAGTTGAACCCTATTTGTTAAAGTAAGAGAATCCGACAAGAGAAGAAAGGGAATTCCCCATGCCAAGCACCAAGTTTAGAAATCCACCGCGACCGATTATTGGTTTCTTCAAAGACCCGTCGACATGGGACGCGACGGTATTTGAGACTCTGATTCGGGACGAGTTGGAAAACACCTACGGGACAATCTGCACGAGTGACGAAACGGTCATTGCGTCGATGATCGTGGTGATGGAATCGCTGATGGAGGCGCAACGCCACATTAACGAGGAAGGCTACATCACGCAGTACGCGGCGGGTGTTGGTACGACCGGATGGGTCAAGCTGAGGAACGAATGCATTGACAAGATCATCAAGATGCTTGGGGAGCTTGGTTTGGTGGCGCGGGGAAGGCCAAAGAAAGTCAACAAGCCCACCGAGGTAGACGAACTGTTTGCCCATGCTTGAGCCTGCGTTTCAGTACGCGGCTGCGGTCACTCGGGGCGATATTGCGGCTTGTGAGGATGTTAGGTTAGCCTGTCAGAGATTCCTTGACATGGCAGAGCGTAAGGATGCGCCTTACGAATTCATCCCTTCCAAAGCCGAGCACGTACTAAAGTTCGTCGCTTTCTGCCGCCACGTTAAAGGCCCGGACGCAGGCAAGCCTATCGTCTTGCAGCCTTTCCAAGTCCTGTTTCTCGCAGGCGTTTACGGGTTCAGGGACAAGGCCGACCACTCTAAGCGATGGGTCACCGATGTCATCTTGTTTGTTCCTCGCAAGTCAGGCAAGACGACCCTAGCGTCTATCGTAGCTCTGTACGAACTCATGTTCGGGGATGCGGGCGCTGAAGTCTTTACCTTGGCGACAAGTCGGGAGCAGGCAAGCATTTGCTTTGATTCGTCCAAAGCCATTGTGGAGGCTATGCACGAACAGCTTGCAGCGAAGTTTCTGACCTACCGATCAGAGATCAAGAAACAGGGTGACTCAACTTCGACTTATCGGGCACTTAGTCGAGATAACCGAAAGACAGGCGACGGCAAGAACCCGTCCTGTGCGCTCATAGACGAGGCTGCACAGATCACTGAGCGATCCTCCATCGAAGTCCTGCACTCGGGCATGGGGGCGCGTAAGAACCCGCTGCGGCTCTATATGACCACGGCTTCATTCACCCGCGAGACTAAGTTTTTTGAAGACCTGACCTACTTCCGCAGCCTGCTTCGGGGCGATGTTTCCGACAATGGCAAGTGGTTTGGGTTGTGCTACTCCATTGATCAGGGCGACAACTGGCGCGATCAGGCCACATGGAGCAAAGCCAACCCTATGCTCGGCATCTCGGTCACGACTGAGCATATTCAGCACATGGCAGACGAGGCATCTGCTAAACCGGCAAGCCTCAACGAGTTCCTGTGCAAGCAACTCAACGTCTATGTCTCTGCGAACGCCGCATGGGTGGATCGTAAGCATTGGGATGAATCTGTCGCGCCGATGCCCGAGGCCAAACCCGAGTCCACCTTCATCGCCTTTGACTTGGCGCACTCCCGTGACCTGAATGCGGTCTGCACGCTCCACAGGTATGGCGAGGAAGACTTCTACGCAGAGTTTCAGTTTTTTTTGCCCGAAGACTCGCTTGACTTCGTGCCCAATCACTACCTGAGCATCTTTGAGCAAGCGCGGCAGTCAGGCATCCTTAAGCTGACCCAAGGCAACGTCACCGACCTAAACGAAGTGGAGGCTTACATTACCTCCCAAGCTCAGAAGTACGACGTCAAGGAAATCGCCTTTGACCCCTACAACGCTGCCGCACTGGTCGCCAACCTCTACGGCAATGGCTTGCCGGTAAAGAAGGTGGGGCAGGGCATGGCCGTGCTGTCTAACCCGTCAAAGACTACTGAGCAACTGATTCTGAAGAAGGCAATCAAGCATTCGGGTAATCCCTTTGTCGGTTGGCAGCTAGGGAACTGCGAATGCTTCGTGGACATCAATGCAAACGTCAAGGTCAGGAAGAACGCCGCCGATCCTTCGGCAAAGATTGACGGCATCATCGCCATGATCATGGCCGTGCATTGCCACTTGGACAATGTTTACACCTCAGAATCGTTTGGTTTCCGCACGCTTGAGTGGTAAAGTCGCGGGAAACGGAGGCCAAACATGGGAATCCTAGACATTTTCAAGCGGAAACAATCCCAAAACAACGAAGCAAATACGCTTTTTGGGCAGACCGCGCTAGGTAACAACGTCGTCTATCAGGGCGACAACCGCAGGCCGACGGTCAATACGCAGATTCTGTACGTCACCACGAGTGCCGTTACAGACGCAGGGCGGGTGGTGGATATGTCCACTCTGTCCCGAAATGGCACCGTAATGGCTGCAGTTAGCGCAAAAGCCCGCGCCTTGAGTCAGTTGCCCATCAAGATCATGTGCGAGTTGGACGACGGCACGGTGGTCGATGCGGTCAAGGATTCTCGTGTATCCACCCGGAACAAGACCAAGGCCCAACAAGTCTTGACCCTGTTACAGAACCCCAACCAATTCCAAAGCCAATATGAGTTTTGGTATCAGTGGTTGATGTGGCATGACCTCTTGGGCGAAGCCTTCACGCTTTGGTGGCGCAAGGATCAAAAGAATCCTACGCAGACGCCAACCGAGATGTTCATTCTTGATTCGACGCTAGTTGCGGTCACGATCACCCCGACCCGCTACCCGTCGTATCGCCTGTCCACGCCTTCCTACGGGTTTTCCAAAGACGAGCCACTTGAGTATTACCAAGTCATGCACGTCAAGGAAATGCCTTGGCAGGGTTCGGCGGGCTTCAACAAGGGTCTGCTTGCGGTGGAGTTGATCGGGTTGGATCAGGACATCGACCTGTACGCCAACTACGTCATGCAGAACGGCGCAAAGCCCTCGGGGATGTTTACCACCGAAGCGGTCATTCCTGACGCCAAGTACAAAGAGATTGCAGCGCGGCTCAAGGAAGCATGGTCGAGCATGACGGGAAGCCGGACAACCGACCCGTCCAAGCCCGGTCAGGGGATGTTGCTCGATCAGGGCATGAAATACGAAGCATTGAAGATGCTTTCCCTGCAAGACGCTGACGCTGCGGCTCTGAAGCTGCAAACCATGAAGCGCATCTGCGGATTGTTTGGCGTGCCCCCGGCGATGATCGGAATCGCAGACGGGAAGTACAACAACACGCAGACGATGTTGGACGAGTTCTACAAATCTACGATGTATCCGATCATCGTGAACGTCCGTCAGAAGCTCAAGCAACATTTACTAGCAGGCTACCCCTCACTGTGCGTAGAATTTGACACGCAGCAGTTCCTTATGGGCGCACCGCTAGACCAAATGAATTATGTGGTGGCGGGCGTAAATGCAGGCATACTTACGCCCAACGAGGCGCGGGAATACCTCGGGCGACACACAATGGACGGGGCTGGTGAGTTGGTCAGCAAGAACGCGACTCAAAAGCCCATTGCGGGAAGTTCACCACAAGACACGGGCGGCGGCGGCGGGAATCAGACCCGGCGCATGAACATCGGCACAACTTGACCGAATATGGCAGTTCACGCAAAATTGTTAGCGGCACTTGCAAACCAAGTGCGTCGGCCTGCGGAATTGCCAATTCAGGTTCCGCGCCTGATGTCCCCGAAAATACAAGACATAAACACGACGGTCTTTGAAGGGGTCATCAATGAAACAAATCCAACTGATCTGCGAAGCAAAACTGGTTCTACCCGAGGCGGCAGGAAACCAAGAGCCAAGCGGAAAGATTGAAGCCACCGTCACCACTTGGGGGCCGCGTGAGGGCGCTGATGGTCGGCGCTTCTATTACAAGCCGGAAGGCTTTATGCAGTGGGCAAAGGAATTCGCTGACACCAAGCGACCGCTGCCCATGTTTGTCAATCACAACGCCGATGCAATGCCGGTGGGTGAGTGGACTGCATTTGAATTCACTGACAAGGGCATGATGGCCGAGGGCCGTCTGTACCTGAACACCACTCAAGGGTCTGATCTGTATCAGGTGATGACCGAATCCCCGGCTATGTTCGGCGGTGTCTCTGTAGGAGCGTATGCAGATGAATACTGTATGGTCGATGCTGAAGGCAATCCCCTCCAAAGCGGTAGCGACATGGAGGAAGGTTATTTCCAAATTTCGCAAGGCGGACTCCGAGAAGTCTCCGTCGTGATGCATCCCA